AGACCCCTTCGAGTTCCTGCCGACGCACAAGCTGGTGCTGTCCTTCTCGCTGAAGCCGAAGATCGTCGCGCAGGACGAAGGCACCTGGCGGCGCCTCGCGCTGGTGCTGTTCAACGTCAGCCTCGTCGGTCTGGGTGCGCGGCCGCAGCCGAGCTTCGAGAAGCAGATCCTCGACAGCGAGGCGCCCGGCGTCCTCAACTGGATGCTCGACGGCTATCGGAGCTGGCGCGAGGCGAAGCGGCTGATTGTGCCCGACGAGGTGCGTGAGGCGACCTCGGCCTTCCGCTCCGACAGCGACCCGCTCGCGGACTTCCTCGCCTCGGGACTGGTGAAGCGCGTGAAGGGGTCGTCCGTCGGCGGCGCGCCGCTCTACGACGCCTATGTGACCTGGGCGAAGGTCAACCGGCACGAGCCGATCAGCAACAAGCGGTTCGGCACGCTGATGCCAGAGGCCGGCTATCTGAAGGATCGGGTCGGCGGGATCGTGCTCTACCTCGATCTCGACCTCGACTGGGCGCTGCTCGACGAGCTCGGCCGGCAGGTGCCCAAGGGCAACCAGCCATGAGCGCGCGCTACATCGCGGCCAGGACAGTCCAGGAGGGTCGCGCGGTCCCTTCCTTCACGGAAGAAGGGGCGCGCGCCCCTCCGCACCTCCCCCGCGGGCTTTCCAGGAGGGTCGACCCTCCAGAGGCCCGCGACCCTCCTGGCGGATCGGCCTTTCCGATCAACGGCCTTGGAGGGTCAGGAGGATCAGGATAGTTCCCGCCGGTACGCACACGTAGGAAAGCATCGATATGTCTCGTGCGCACACGTACTTCCATCAACCCTCCTACTATCCTGACCCTCCTGGAAGAGAGGAAAGGGAAGGTAGGAAGAAAGAGGTTGGGATCGCCGACCTGCTGCTCTGGGCCTATCGCGACCAGAAGGTCGACAAGGCGGTTGTCGGCGGCCACAACGTCGGCAGTTCCTGGGACGGCATGGGCGGGCGGCTTGCGTCGATCGGCGCGCTCGGCACCGTCGTCTCCGGCGGCGGCGGCTCCTACGTCGGCGAGGTCGAAGCACATCCCGATGCACGCGCCGTGCATCGGATCGTCACCGCGCTCGATGCCGACCAGGCGCGGATGGTGCAGAGCCAGGCCGCGCTCGGGCACCCGGGCTTCGAGCATTCCTTCGCGCTGCCGCGGTTTCAGCGCCGGGGTGCGCGGGTCGATGGGCACGTCGACTTCGAGGCGCGCTTCTCCTACGACCCGGCATGGCGCGGCGGCAAGGAGCCGTCGCTCTGCTACCTCGCCATCGTGCCGGCGATCGAGGACGTGCTTGCGCATCGCGCGCTCTACCAGCTCTGGCGCGGCGGACTGGCGCTGCTGTCCCGGCAGTTCCGGGCGCGGCCGTGGCTGCTGCAGCGGCACGCGGTCACCGACGCGCTGCCGCCGGTGCTGCCCGCCGCGCAGGCATGGTGGAGCGTGAAGCCCATCGACGTGCCGACGCCGCTCTCGCGCAGCGAAGCGGCGATGCGCTCGGCGCAGCGGCGCTTCGGGCGATCGCAGGATCGCCGGCTGAAGATCGCTCTTGCGGCGGGGCAAAACTCTTGACATAGTGCGCACGCTTGAACGCGTGTGTGAGCCCCGGCCGGGAAGACCCCTGCCGGGGCTTTCGCTTTCAAGTCCTCACTCGATCCGATCCAGAGCACCCGAGGGGCGAACCCCGTTCGCCCCTCGGTCTCCCGCGCGCGCGGGTCCTTCCCCGGCCCAAACGCCCTACGCGGGCGGCAGAGGCGCGGGGGGTGGGTCAGTCTTAGCAACTTTCAGAGCTTATGTTGTTGTTCTTGTTGGGGTTCTGGCCATGCCGTCGGTCAACAAGCGGGAGCTGGCCAAGCTCATCAAGTGTTCGCTGCCGACGCTGGACCGGCTGATCGAGCGCTATCCGGACTTTCCGATCGAGGATCGCGGCAGCAACGGACGCGACTACAGCTTCGACACCGAGGCGGTGACGGCGTTCATCGCGAAGACGCGCGAAGACGAAGCCGCGGCGGCGAGCGAGCGCCGGGCGCTGCTCGACGAGGTCGAAATCCCGCTGCTCGCGCAGCTCTCCGGCCCGACAGATTCGCCGGACGCGCGGCTGAAGACGATCCGCGCGGCACGCGAGCTCGACAAGCTCGGCGTCGAGCGCGGGCAGCTCGTGGCGACGGCGGAGCTGCGCCAGGCACTCGACCGTCTCTTCGACGGTCTGGCGACCTCGCTGGACAATCTGCCGAGCCTGCTCGCGCGGCGGCACAACCTGCCGCCCTCTGCCGTCGACGCGGTGCGGCAGACGATCAAGGAAGAGCGCAAGCGCATGGTCAGCCAGATCCTGCGCAGTCTGCGCCTGCCGCCAGGTGCGGACGGCGGCGAAGGGGCCACCCTTGCAGCGGCCGAGTGAGGAGCTGCCGGGCTACCAGGTCCCGGACGCCATCATCAGCGGCGCGCTGCGACGGCTGCTGCCGGCCGATCCCATGCCGGTCGACCGCTTCGCCTGCGAGCACCGCTGGCTGAACAACCCGGGCGGCTACACCGGCCGCTTCTCGTTCGACCTGACGCCCTACCTGCAGGAGCCGACGCGGCTCTGTGGGTCGAGTGCGCACGACTGCGTCGCCGTCGCCGGCCCCGGTCAGAGCGCCAAGACGACGATCGCCGAGAACGTCTTCATGCACACCGTGGCCGAGGACCCGGTGAACGTCCTCTGGTATCTGCAGGGCGACGACGCCCGCGACGCCTACGTCAAGCAGGTGATCAACCCGATGATCGAGGAGCACGCGCTGCTCGCCGATCGCCTCGGGTCCCTGCCGATCGACAATTCGCTGAAGTTCAAGCGCTTCGCCCGGATGACGGTGGAGTTCCTCGGCGCGAGTCGGGCGAACCTGATCAACAAGAAGGCCGCGCGGATCATCGCCGACGAGTGGGATGCCTACGATCCCGCGCTTGGCGACGTGAAGGTGCTGCTGGATGTGCGCCGGCAGACCTTCTTCGAATCGCTCCTCTTGGCGCTGTCGCATCCCGACTTGGCGACCGGCCTCAATCCGGTCACAGACTGGTCGAAGGGCATCATGGCCCTCTATGCCGACAGCGATCAGCGCAAGTGGTACTGGCCCTGCCCGCACTGCGGCTGCTGGTCGACGCCGGCGCCGCTCGGAGACTGGGCCATGACGCTCGGCTACGACGCCGACGATCACCTCAGCCTCGAGGAGGTCGCGGCCTCAGCGCACTTGAAGTGCCCGCACAACGGTTGCGTCATCGCCGACGGCGAGCGGGCCGGGATGAACCAGCGCGGCCGGTGGATCGGGTTGGGCCAGTCGATCGCTCCGGACGGCACGGTCACCGGCGCGCTCGTGCCCAAGGCCACGGCGGGCTTCTGGATCGTCGGGGCGATGTCGCCCTTCGTCAGCGGCGGCATCGCGACGCTGGCGCGCGACCGGGTCAAGGCCGAGCGCGACCTCGCCGTCACCGGCGACACGCGCACGCTGAAGGAGGTGATCGTCAAGCGGTGGGGCTTTGTCTTCGACGAGAAGGCACTAGGACTCAACGACGAGATCGACCCTGCGGTGCTGAAGGCCCGCGCAGGCGGCTATGCGATCGCGACCGTGCCGGAGGGCGTGCGCTACCTCGTCGCCTTCGTGGACGTGCAGAAGCACCGCTTCGTGGTGCAGGTCGAGGGTTACGGCGAGGGGGGCAACGTCTGGCTGGTCGACCGCTTCGACATCAGGCACGCGCAGCGACGCACGGCCGAGGGCGAGGCCGAGCTAGTCGAGCCGGCGACCTATGTCGATGACTGGAAGCTGCTGGTCGACCGGGTGATCCGCCGCCGCTATCCGCTGGCGGACGGCTCGGGTCGGTTCATGGCGATCAACCTCTGTGCCGCGGACAGCGGCGGAGCCGAGGGCGTGACGGAGACCGCCTACGAGTTCTGGCGCTACCTGCGTGCCGCCGGCCTGACGCATCGCTTCGTGCTCACGAAGGGCGACGGCAAGCTGGACGTGCCGCGGTGGCGCAGGGTCTATCCGGACTCTCAGCGCCAGGACCGCCAGGCTTGGGCACGCGGCGAGGTGCCGGTCTGGCTGCTGAACACGAACGTCCTGAAGGACGGCACGGCGCGCGTGCTGCGCGGCACCGACGCTGCGAAGACTGGGATCATGCGGTTCCCGGAGGCGGCACAGTTGCCGCCGGGGTTTTTCGAGGAGTACGCGGCCGAGAAGCGCGGCAAGGGCGGCGTCTGGGAGCGTATCCTGCCCCGCAACGAGGCACTGGACTGCAGCTACGGCTGCCGCGCGCTGCGCGGCATCCTCGGCGGCGAGGCGATCGACTGGTCGTCGCCGCCGCTCTGGGCCGAGACGTGGGACCGCAATGAGCTGGTCTTCGCATCGGTCGACGAAATGCACCCGAAGAGCACCCAAGCTCCCGCGCCGGCGACCCCTTCACCAAGTGGTGGGACCGGCGCGGGAGCGGCAGCGGCGGGCAAGACCTCGCTGGCATCGCAGCTTGCCAGCCTCAACAACCGGACCTGACCAATGACCGACACGGCAACCTTGCAGGCTCGGCTCGCCGAGGCCGAAGCGGCGGAACACGCGCTGATGACCGGCCAGCAAGTGGCATCCGTCAATGACGGAGCCAAGCAGGTCAGCTACCAGCGCTCGTCCCTGACGCAGTTGCGCGGCTACATCGCGCTCCTTCGCCAGCAGCTCGGCCTGCCCGACGCAGGGCGCGCGCCGCTCCGCCCGCTGTTCAACGGCTGATGCCATGAACGCCGCTACGCCAATCCCGCTGGTCGCCGCCGACGGGAGGACCCCGCTCGTGCGCGATGCAGGCATTCTCGCCGCGTCGAACTTCACCGGCGCCGACCTCGAGCACCAGGACCTCGCCGGCTGGTGGCCGGGGCGGAAGCCGATGGACGCCGCGCTCTCCTGGGAGCGCGACGTGCTGGTCGGCCGCAGCGAGGACCTCGCGCGCAACGACGGCTGGGCGCAGTCCGGTCGCCGGCGCTACCTCGATTCGATGATCGGCTCGGGCCTTCGGCTCTTCGCTATGGTCGATCACGAGGCCCTTGGGCTCGACGCCGAGTGGGCGGAGGAGTTCAACGACGCCGCGGAGGCGGGCTACAGGAGCTGGTCGGAAGACCCCGACGGCTACTGCGATGCCGGGCGCCGCCTGACGATCGGCGCGCAGCAGCGGCTGCTGGCGTCGTCCGAACTGGTCGCCGGCGAAGGCATCGCGGTGGCACTCTGGCTGGAGCGCGGCGGCCGCAACGCGACGGCGATCCAGGTCGTCAACCCGGCGCGGCTGGGGAACCCCTGGGGCGAGCCGAACAGCGAGACGCTGCGTGACGGCATCGTGCTGGGTCAGCATGGCGAGCCCGTGGA